ATTGCGTATTTTTGCCCGACTAAAATTGCCATAAGAGTTTGTTTTGTAGTTTTTTTATTTTACCAAATTAGTCAAATTATTTTCTTGACGTATCTATTTAATTATATTATAATAGGAATGTAAGCAAAACAAATCAAACCAATGAACACTTTCTTCAATCGCTACTTCAACGAAAAACAACTTGACAATCAGGTTTATGAAATCGCTGCTCCTAACGGAACAATGAATTTGATTGAAACTGATATGGTTATCGCCAAGATCAAGACAACTCAAGGCGAAGAAGCTAAAAAGATCGAAGCGATCATCAGACAGATTGATTGCTTAAACGGTGATCTACACCACTTTCTAAAGCACCTTGCTCAAGCAATGGCAATTGATTTCTAAGGAGGACTTAACAATGGATGGCTTAAAACTAAACCTTACACCCGATCAGGCAGGCGCTTTATGGCTTGCCCTTGATAATACTGTTCATTTTGGAACAGATTTTGCAGACAGATTTACAAAACAGCAACAAGAAGACGTTTTAAAGCTTTTTATTAAAACGCAAAAATACAACCCACAATGGAGAAAAAACAATGGGTAACTTCACAAAAAAAGCTATCTGGGAAAACAATCAAAGATTGCTAGGTAGAAAACAAATCCTGAAAGAAAAACTTTCAGAAGTAAAAAAACTAAGAAGCGAGATTGCAGAACTTGAAGCAATCAAGCAATCATTACAGGAGGTTCAGTAAATGGCTAATCGAGAAAAAGGAACAGCGGACGCTGACAAGTATTCTGAACTGATTCAGGTGCTTGTCAAACCCGCAACAAAAAAAGAATTAAAGA